ACCGCCCCTAAACGCCACGCTCAAGGTGGCGAAGAGCGCGGTCTTCGAGGTCGCGCAACACTGCCCCACGAAAATTGAAGGTGTGGCAGCGTCGAAGGTGCGCACGTTGGATGTGGGCGTCCATCTTCTCGGCATCGTCGTGAAAGAAATAAACGCCGTGACCAATGTCCAACTCCTGGCTGTAGCGCCAGGCCCACTCGCCGAAATCCTCCGCGTTTACTTCTCCAGTGATGACACTACCGAGAACCCCATCCTCATCTCGGAGGCTCTCAAAGAAGCGACGGGCGGCGAAGTAAACGCAAGGTCCAGCGAATGCATGCACGGCTGGTTTAAAAGTGACAATTGCACGGGGCGTGGAAAGTCCCCACGAGCATTCACGTTTAATAAACGAGCCTGAGTTAAAATCGTCAGGGCGAAAATGTCCATCAGCGATGACACGTTCCCGATCGGTAACGAAAAGCTTGCCGTTGTTGACCGCGAAACGCACGACCCAATGGTGGAAGGAACGCCCGGAGCCGGGCTAGGTGTCCACCATGAGCGCTGCGAAACGAACTCCGACGGGCGAGTCGGTGAGGAGATTGAACCCGTGGTCAACAGCGTCTTCATCTGCCTACGGAACAGCTCGAGCCAAACGCTATTCCAAGGCCACACGCTCATTCTCAGCTGAAGAGGCGAAGTAGGTTTGGGAAAACCCAACGAAGCCAATGCCTTCCAGCGCCATCGCTGGGAGGCCCGGACGCTTAAACTCATCCCCCGTGGAAGCAACAACAGCACCGTCACGACGGACGACCGGAGGGTCCTTGATGTAGGCCGTGGGGCCCTGTTTGTCCGTGATGACGTGGCTGACGGGAGTAATTGGGACCCATAAATCCTAGTCGTCATGGTGTGGAGCATGACTAGGGTCCGGAAGCGGGCGGGCAAGCATAGAATGAGGCACACTCGTGTCACGACGTGGGAGCCGACGCGCGGCCCAGCGCACCGCGCCAAGAAGGGCTACGCTGGCGCCAGCTCCCACGATTGCCGGCAGCCACCCTGGCGCGGTGGTCACCGTGGCTGCAGCAATGATAGCGTGTGACACGTGGGCACCGACGGCGGTCGATGCGACGGTGTGTGATGAAGAAGAAGCAGCGGCCAAGGTCGTGTAGGCGTACGACGCGAGACCACCGATCGAGGCAGTGGCAATGGCATGGAAAATTTCACGCGGTGTCAACAACCACGGGAACTGGAATTGCAACGCGCTAGCATGCGCTGTCCAAATTGAGGAGTCCCGTAGGTGGAGGTCCG